CAGCTTTAGTAGCTTGATAAGAACCCGGAACTTTTTGACCAATATACGGCATACTTTATTCCTTATGAACTAATAGTATCAACTACAGAAACCCAAACATCTGCGCTTGATGCAGTATCACTCTTTACGTTGAGTATATCACCAGACTGTAGTACAACTTTTGCACCGCCATCCAAGACCTGTAAGGCTGAACCTACTGGAATTGGGGCATCCTTAATGATATAGTAATCATCAGTAGCACCTGCACCAGTGATGTATACATCCATTAAGATTTGGGTAGTTGTAACATTAGCGATATTGATACCAATAAGAGCATCATCGGAGTTAGCAGTACGTAAAGCGACTTCACTTGTACCGACATTCCGTGCAATGTTTCTTTCAAAATCCTGTGCCATTTCATCTCCTAATTAAGATAAGTATAATTATACCATACTTTTATTCATTTGTCAAGTACTAAAGCGCAATCGCCATAGCCACTGCGAAGCCAGCAGTTGCACCTGTAGATGGTAAGTTAGTTAACTGTGACCCATCTACTGCTGGTAGTCTAGCAGAACCATCTAAGACAATTGCATTGCCAGCAGATGTTCCAGTGTTCAAAACCGCTGCTGTTCCTAGTCCCATTGATGTACGTGCTGTACCTGCAGTCTCTAAGACAAAGTTAGAACCATCGCCTACAATGAAACCACCATCTGTTACTGCTAGTCCAGCTACATCCTGTAGTTGTGCATCTAGTCTCGCATTGGCTACTGTGCCTGTAAGCTGAGATGCGTCAATGCTTTTGTTTGTAAGTGTATCTGTTGTTGCCTTACCCACTAATGTATCTGTAGCTGCAGGTAGTGTTACTGTAACATCTGCAGTAGAAGCTGGTCCTATAAGTGTAACAGCATTGGTGCCGTTATCTGTATCTTCTTTAAACAGTATTGAACCTGCTGCAGATGCGGAACCTGTTAGTATAGGAGCAGTAATGCTTTTATTAGTTAGTGTTTGTGTACCTGTAAGAGTAGCAACCGTAGAATCAATCGCAATGTCATTAGCATTAGCAGTAATGCCTGTACCGCCAACTACGTTTAATGTAGCAGAGCCTGATGTTGCACCGCCTGTTAAGCCAGCACCCGCAACTACTGCTGTAATATCACCAGCACCTAGTCCAGAAACTTCTGCATCAACATATGCTTTAATCGACTGCTGTGTGGCTAACTTAGTAGCACTGTCAGATGCCATATTATCTTCATCTAATACAGCAGTACCACTTACTGCCGTATTCAATACTGCTGACGTAAGTGTTTTATTTGTGAGTGTATCAGTAGTAGCTTTACCTACTAGAGTGTCTGTAGCGGCTGGCAGGGTAACTGTTACATCTGCAGTAGAAGCAGGACCAATAAGTGTAACAGCGTTAGTGCCATTATCTGTATCTTCTTTAAATAAGATAGAGCCAGCAGAAGATGCAGAGCCAGTCAACACTGGTGCAGTAATAGATTTATTTGTAAGTGTTTGTGTACCTGTAAGAGTAGCTACAGTGCTATCTATGGCAAAAGTTACTGCATTACCCGAACCAGATGTGTCAATACCTGTGCCACCTGTAAATGTAAGTGTTTCGCTGTCAAGGTCAATACTAAGCGCACCACCGCTGTCTGCTTGAAAGTCTAAATCTTCTGCGGTAATCTGTGCATCTACATACGCTTTAATAGACTGTTGTGTAGCAAGTTTAGTGGCACTGTTAGATGCCATGTTATCTTCGTCTTTAATACCTGTTACGGTAGCACCGTCACCTGCAATGTTAATACTTGTATTAGCTACAACAGTTGTGCCAGTAATAGCAGCGGCGGTGCTACCACCAATCACTGCACCATCCACTGTACCGCCGTTAATGTCTGCAGTGTCGGCTACAAGGGCATCAATATTTGCTGTGCCATCAATAAATAAGTCTTTCCACTCTGCACTAGAACTACCAATGTCACGAGTACCATCACCATCGGGAATAAGATTAGCACCAAGTGTGCCTGAAACAATCACATTACCTGATAGGGTCATAGTACCAGCAATGTTAGCAGCACCTGCAATATTTAAATCTTTAAATTTTTTAGAACTAGAACCTAAATCAATATCATTATTAGTTGTGGGTTCAATTATACCATCTTTAACTACTAATTGTTCAGTTGATGTGCCAGATACATCAATATTAAATTCTACTTGATTATTAGTGTCATCAACAACAACTTTATTTTTAGGTGTAGCTACACCGGGGTCTCCAATCAAACCAATGACGGGACCTTCAGAGGCTGTGCCATCATGTTTGTGTCCTGATGTATTTACAAATGCGGCTAGTAACTGATTAAACTCATCATTACTGTCAGCCGCAGTGATAATATCACCATCTGCATAACTAGACTGTCTGTTATAACCTGCCATTAATTATCTCCTTGCATCAGCTTGGAACTCTAACTGAAATCCTTTTAATGCATATGGTGCAGATGCACCTCTATCATTAACTCTTAGTGCTACAGCAAAACCACTACCTTCAACAGGTTGTCTAATAAGCGGATTAGTCTGACCACCATATGTACCTGTTCCATATGTTGAAGAACCGTAAACGGCAACTACTGATGCACTGTCAAATGGATATGCCGCTGGTCTTGCTACATTAGGTGCTTCATAATCATACCTAACAAATAAATCTGCGTTTACTGCCGCTTCTGGTGCATAGTTAATAATAACACGCTCAAAAGACTTCCGTATTCCAGCATCCCCCATAGTTAAGTCAGGAGAACGATATTTACCAGTTACAACATTTCCGTCAAAATCATTTCCTTGTTCTTGACGATACACATAACCATCGAAGTCACCGTGTAATATAATACTTTCGCCACTTGCTACAAGGTTATCTGTACAGCTAGGGCGTATACCTCTTATATCTGCAAACTCATACACATTATCTTTTCTTACACAGATAACGCCTGTTGTTGTGGAACGTGGTGTAGCTGAATTAGAAAAGAATATACGATATTGAGTTTTGTCTGGTATAATGACGCTATCAAATTCATCTACATCAGATACGCCTTCAAACCGTTCTTGCACCGCCCTACTAATAGTTCCTAGTTCAACGTCTCCAATTTTTTCTGTACCAGCAACTGTGCGTAATCCATCTGGTCCTAAGAAAATTAAGTCACCTGCAAATTCTTGAATAGTAAATCCATTAAGGCATCCTATTTCTCTTGTCACAGGTTGAAGAACAAAGTCAGCAATTGTATTGCCTACTAATTTAAATATTCTATCTTCACAAAAAATGTATAAAGCATCACGAAACGGAAACAAACCAGTTATAGTACTGTCTACATTAATAGACCCTGCACCGTTAGCCGCAGTAAAATCATTATCGGTATATGGTGCAGTGTACACTAATTCTTGAGGTGTACTAGACATACCAGAAAAAAACAGTGCATTTTTAAATCCCGTTACAAATTTAGGATTAGATGGTGCGCCTGTAGCATTAAGGTCTGTAATTGTAGTGTTATCATATTTAGATGCGTGATTTGCACCATCTGCCCAAACAATAAAATCTGTACCAGCTAAATTATAACGAAAGAATGTGTAACGCCCTGCGCCTGTTCTTCCTGTATCAATAGCTGACCATGCACCACTGCCTGTAGCGGCTTTGTGTACTTTACGCCCACGTGCTGCAATAACACTGCCTTTGAAATAAGCAGACATAAGCACCGCTTCGTTAGCACTTTGGTCTTGCGGAACAATATTACTATTCCATTTTGAATATCCTGAAATACGCCTGTACCCACCTGTAGTAGCAGGTTCAAAGTTTTCCAATTCTAGTGCCATACCCGGTTGCATTGCAAAAGTAGATTGGTCAAGAACCAAGCCACCTTGACAGGCAAACACAAAAGGATTAATTCCAGATTCGTCTGCCATTTATTAAAATCCTGCTACGTTTATACCGTACCTTTGCGAATGAGGTATATAAGTTGAACGAACATAGTCTGTTCTATTTAATAAGATAGACTGCATATGTTTGATACCAGATTCAAACCTAGCAAAATTAATGCCGTACTGTTGTGCCTCGCCTCTGTATTGATAAGAATATGCTGTAGCACCATCTATAATAACTTGTCTATATTGTTCTGGAATAGTTGGTACATCAGTTGCGGCTGTAAGTAAAACTGGTTTGATAAAAAACTCATATTTTAATGTATATGCGGCATCAGGGTAGGGGTATAAACCATAGTTATTATCAGGTGTTCTAAAAACATATATAGGAACACCGCCTACATTTGATGTGCTTTCTTGATTAATAAATCTATCGACATATTCTTTATAGTCTAATACTTTTAAATGATTTCCAGCAACGCCTAATGAATTATCTCTGTCAATTCTAAATGTTTCATAGTCTACATGTTGCGCTGTTGTAGGTATTGTATATCTAGTTTGACTAGCAACTAAAGTTTGTGATTGCGTTGAGTGGCTAAAAGGCCAACCATATTCTCTTTGATTAATGTAATTAATAGCATCATTAACAGCGTTTTGACATTGTATTTGAAAGCCTCTTGCCGCAGTAAAATTAGCCGCAGTAAGTGCAACCTCATTCATTCTTGCAATAACTTCGTTTGTCAAACCTAAATAATCGTATGCCATTTTAAATCCTTTTAAGGTAAAGAGGGCGACTTCTGCCGCCCCCTATATTATTTAGGCAAGTGTATCGCGGTCTACTTCATTTGCAGAAGTATCGCCAATTTCACTAACGTCCATCATAACTGCGTAAACACGAATTTTACCAGCAGTGTATGTTGCACCGTCACCTGCAAAAGTTAGGTCTAACGTATCAGCAGTAGCCAAAACAACATCTGCAGAAACAGTTACGCTAGGAGCATAAGCTCCGTCTGCAGCGCCATCAATGTCAAATGCTGTAACGTATTCATCTGCATCTGCTGCACCCAAAGTTGCAGTAGCGTTAGTACCCGTATTCATAGTTGCACTATTTACAACCTGAAAACCTGCAGCAATAATCTTTGTATTAGCAGGAACAGTGATAGCTTGTACCACGTCACCGCCAGTAGAAGAAATTGCTTGCGCAGTCAGGTCAATAGTGTTTTCAACCATATACGGATTACGTCCACGCTGAGAGTTACCAGTAGCAGATTTAAGAGTAGATGTAACTGTAGCCATTTTTCAATCCCCCCTTATACCAAGTTAAACTTAGCGTTCACAAGTGCTTCTGGACGAAGAATCTTGCGACCGTACAAATGCATACCACGAACAATGTCAGCAAAGCTGTCAGGGTCACGATATGTCTCAGTCTTGTTAATCTGCTCTGCAGTAGCTACAGCGGATGAATGTCCACCAACAATTACACCGTAGTTGGATGCGTTAGTACCACCAGTGGTATCTGAACCCGTTCCAATTGAAGGTAAGTTGTTTGAAACATACACTTGGAAACCATGCAAGTTATTAATTACGAGACCATTTTGAAGACCAGAACCACCAAAGTCAGAGTTCAAAAGTTTTGAATCCTCGTCTTTTAGCACTTCCATGAATACTGGGTCAATTACGAGCCAGCGGCCTTGAGTGTCCACATTTTGCTGGTCTAGCTTACGAGCCATACGAGCAATAATCATGGTTGGATTAGCATTACCTGAACCCGGTACTGAAGAAGCACCCGGCAAGCGTGGCTGAATACCAATTGATGAACCACCTGAACCGCCAAAGTCATCAGCTTCCAGTTTCATTGAAGACAGTAGTTCGTCTGTACCTGCAGTTGAAACAGCAACAGAACCATTTACAGTTGTATTAACTGTGTCTGGTGCGCCGTGAATTGCAGACTGTTTGAAACCTGACAAGTAGCCAAGAACGTCTTGGTCAAACTGGTCAGCAAGGCGATACGCAGCACGGTCGCTTGCCAGTGACTGGAAGTTTACGTGTGAGTGTGCCTCTTCAATGTCATCAACCTTAAATGCAAAGTAGTTAGCTTTGTCAATTGTAAGATTGAAGTCTTCGTCATCAAGGTCTTGAGGAGTGATTGTAGTACCACGCTCATATGCCTTAACTGTAATTTCTGGTTCTTTGATGATTTTAACTGAATCGCCCATTGTAGCGATTTCACCAAAGTAATCAGAGTTGGTGATTGCCTCACAAACAGCGGCCTTGCGGAAAGCAAGTTGCACCTGTTTGGAGTAAATTACTGGTGAGAAATTACCATTAGG